CAGCCCTCCACCACTCCGTTGCGGTAGTTCTGGATTGCCCGCGCTCCCTGTACGGAGTTATCTATATTGCGGGTTATCGTGCTGCGGGCGTAGGTTTCGCGTTTCTGCACTCCGTCAAGCAAGAGGCTATCCATACCGCCGTAGGCATTGCGGTAATAAAGCGCGTACCGCTTGCACTCCTGCATTACGGCATAGTCCGCGATTACGATAGTGGAATCTGCTGCATAGAGCAACTCTACCCGCACAAGGTTGTTATACAGGCCGAGATAGATTGCGGCATAGCCCGCCACATTGTAATCCCCCGGAGTGATTGCGAAATCCGCATTGAAATCGCTATTGAAATCCGCAGCACGAAAAAGGTCTTGCTGGATTGTCTGTGTAGTGCCATCCGCATAGGTCAGCCGCCAATCCACCTGCTGGGCATCATACCAGTCCAGCACGGAGGCAACCAGCCATTGATTCGGCGCGGCAACGGCACGGATAGGATGCGACAAGCCCATTGCCTCTATGTCAAAGGCGTGGTCATAACTCCAGTTGGCGTAGATACCCCAATAGTCTGCCGCCAGCCAATCCCCGCTATCCCAATAGTCAATGGCGAAATAACGCCCCATAAGTTGCGAGTGCCACGCCCCGCCCGTAGTGTCTTGAAAGGGTGCGGACAGGTACGCCGCCGCCACCTCATTCGGGCTTATCCAGATACTGGTGGTGTCATTCGGTGCTGCGCTCGCTATCCCTTCGTGGATTACCCGCCCCTCATACGGGTCGGTAGCATCCCCCTCCGTGTCGGCTACGCGGATGCGGTAGCGCACGGAATCCCCAGCGAGGTGCATCTCGTGCTTTATGTCATAGTTCAGCCGTTTCCAAATCGGAATCCAAGTTGTCATATCTTCGTAGATTGTTTCCCGTAAATATCAAAAAGGGCTGCGTTGTCCGTAGCCCCTTTCCCTTACTGGCCGCTCCCCGCAAGCAACCATATCTGCGCCTGTGCCATTGCACCAATATCCGCGCTTATCGCCTCGCGTATCATAGGCAAGTAACGGGCATCGATAGCATCTACCGCCCGCTCCAAATCGTGCGTGCCTTTCGTTCCCTCCCGTGCAATCTTCGCCCGTACCGCATACGCGAAACTCGCGGGCGTGGGGAACTCCTTGCTGGGGGTGGGTATGCCCGCCTTGCGCTTCGCCCACTCAATAAGCGGAGCAATCGGCGCAAAGTGCGGGCGCGTATCGTACTCCACATATTTCCAGTAATCCGCCAGCCGCAGATTGACGGACACCACGCCCTGCGTATCGTTCACCACCTCCGTGCTTATATTGTCTATGAGGGTGGAGGGGGATAGGGTGGTGTGCCTGTTCCCCCGCATATTCTCCCTGTACGCGGCCACTACCCGTTCCGCATACTCGCGCAGCACCCGCTCCGTCTGCGGGAAATGCTGGTAATTAGTGCTGAAATCTATGTCCATATCCGTATTAGTGTTTACGCAGCCACTCCCTGTGCTGCCGTTCTTCCTCCGCTATCTTGTCATTCCTGTACGCCAGTATATTGCAGAACGCGACTACGGGCATATCGGTTGCAGCATCCCAACTGCATCGGGCAGTTCCAGATACCGCATCAATGCACGAAATCCACCCCCACTTGTCCGCAAATCCGCTGCCGCCCTCCGCATCTGCCTCCGCATCTGCCTCCGCTCCCTCCTGCTCCCCGTCTTGCTCATCATCCGTTCCAAAGAGGGTAGGGTATCCGTCAATGATGCCGCGCACAAGGTCAAAAAAAAAGCCCGCAAAGCCACCGCATCCAAGACGCATAACTCCGCCGCGATTGCCTCCTGCACCTCGCCTATATCGTACCCGCTCCCGTAGGTCTTTCCCTCCGGCACAAGCACCACCGAGAGCAACTGCGACCAACGCCGCCCCCCGTCTTTCTGCCCCGCTATCTCGTTCCAGTCTATGAATTGCCCCGCCGTCATCCGCTCCCGTTTGAGGGTAGGGAGGTAGCGCACCCCCCGCAGGGTGTACGCCTCCCGTACCGCGTGGGGCTGGGGGTACACCAGCACGAAAGCCGCCGCCTCGTTCTGCTGCGCGAAATCCCCCAACGGCTCATCCAGCAACGCATCTACCGACAAGCCCGTCAGCGCGGACAGGAGTTCCAGTTGCTTGTCATTATCACTCGCCCCGCTATCCTCCAGCGCGGCCATTATCCGCTCATATACCCCTACGGGCATTTGTTCGTAACTTGTTATCATATCCTAATATCCAAATCCAAAGGTGTATTGCCCCGCCGTTGCGTACTGCGTTAGGTAGGTGAAAATTGCATAGCGAAAACAATCCATATAATGGTCATTAAAGGGCTGCGGCTCGTTCAGCCACTTGCCGTCCTTATCCTGCATCCAGCAATAACTGCGAAATTCCTTTATGGCATCCAAACTATCTTTCGTTACATAGATTTTATAACCGCGCAGCATCTGGATTTGTTCTGCTTTTCGTGTGGCTTTGTAACAGGGTAGGATATTCCACCCGTAGCCCGCAAGTTCAGCAATCGTTTTCGGCTCTGCACAATCCGCGAATATCATCGTGCTGCGCTTGGGCACTCCCGCCCGTTCCATAGCCGCCGCCATATCGGAATTGAGCATCCCAGTTGAGTAGAAGATTTGTTTGGTATAGATTATCTTGCGGCCTGTGTCTATCAAATTATAGGACAGGGCAGACGGGTCGCAGTTATGCACCAGCACCCCGTTTGCAAAGTATTCGTGGGTATCTTCCACCCACAAGTCAAATACCTCCGCTTTCCGCGTTCCTATTTCCTTTATTTCTCTTATATGCTGTGAGGTTATGAGCGCACTCGCTTGAACAAGATTTGTGCGGCCTGTATTTGTTTGCTCGGAAGGTTTTGCCGCACCATTCGCAAACGAAATCGGCATCGCAATCTGGGCTGGTGAGTTGCCACAGGCGGTAGCAAGATTTAGAGCAAAACCTTTGGTGGACATTTGTAGCAATAAATTCCTTGCCACATTGTTCACAAATACGCGGTTTTTCTTGTAATCGTTCAATAGCCACCGCCCTACGCGCCGCCCAATTCTCTTTAGAATATGCGACCTTTTGCTGGTGGTCGGGGTGCTCGTTGTTATATTTGACGAGGTTTCGGTGGATAAGGGAGTGCTCCCGATTGGTAACGAGTTGCAGGTTTTCCGGCTCGTTATTAAGGGGGTTGAAATCCTTGTGGTGGATTGCATATCCCTCTGGCACAGGCATCCCGTGCGCCTTTTCCCATACTGCGTGGTGCAGACGGATTGAGTGTTCAACTCCGTCTTTTTTCCATTTGCAGTAGTAATAATTTGGGTGTTTTCCGGCAGGATACCTTTTGTATTCTCTGCCCTCAAAGGAGACAACATAAACAACTTGTCCCCGCTTTCCAATTTTCCGTACTTCTTCCATTTTCCGTTAACATTAAAATTGTGCGAGTATGTTGCGGCAAATTTAACCTCTTTGCCATTGTTAAATATAATAATTTTTTCTCGAATTTCCCGTACTCCGTTGCACTTTTTTTGAATAATCCTGCGGTATCCTTTTCGTGTCAACACATAATCCCCCGCGACTACCTCGCGGATAGGAATATCCCCCCTTGCGGTGGTTACTAATGTGCTGCCCTCAAAACAGGTAAAGCCAAAGTCCATTCCGTACACCTCCCGCAGCCCTGCCGCATCGGGCATCGTGTCGCAGAGTTCAAAGTCGGGGAATATCAGCCCCTCCAACTGGCCGACCTTGCCCTCGCCATATACGCGCCACCAGTTAGCATCGTTCTTGTTGCTCTCAATCTCCGCGACCTGTTCCGCCGTTAGGTAGTCATTGTCTTTGTAGGTGGAGTGGATGCTGCGGCAATTCTCGCGGGGGGCTATGTTTTCGTGTACCCAGAAGGTGTGCGTAGGGTTATAGTCAAAGATTGCGAAAAGACGGGTGCGGACAAGGAGCTGCCGCGCCGTGTCATAGTCAAGGTGGTTAGCCTCGTTTATGAACAGGATATCACGGGCTGGGCCGTGTACCTTTCCCGGCTGGTCTGCGGAGAAGAACTCTATGATGCTGCCGCTTGGAAAGGTGTAGATGCTCTCACTTTTGTTCCACGCATTGTCATCCCACTCATCCGCGAGGATGGCCTTGAAATCACGGATAGCACCCCTTTTGAGGTGCGGCATCGTTTCGCTGACTACGGAAATCAGCAAATCCCGCGAGCCTTTCGCTATCTCGCACAGGACTTGCAGGGTGCTGAAAGTCTTGCCGCTTCGCGTACCGCCTGCGTTGTCCACATAACGCACGGACGGGTCTGCCAGCGCATCCCGCAGCGCATAATATACCCGTGTCTTGCTCTCTATCATCTCCCGCCGTTCTTCCTTGCCGCGACACTATCCAGCAAGCCCTGTATCTTCGCCGCATCTTCCGCATCCTTCGCCACGATTGGCGCAACGCCTTTGAGGTTGATTGTCTGCTCGCTCTCTCCCAGCACATCCGCGAGGATTTTCAAGTCGCGTATATCCCCCTCATCGTACAGGCGTTTAACCACCTTTGCCACGATTGCCTCGCGGCGTGTCAGCCCTGCATCGTTTGCCTTTTCCTCCAGCACTACGCGGAGGGTATCGGCGAGGGTTTTCCGCTCCCGCCGTGCCTTGCCGCTTGCGATGCCGCCCTGCCGTGCTATTTCCCGTTGCTCCTCCGTTGTTCGGTCTGCCAAACTAACGAGGTTATCTTTTCCGTCCGTCATAGTTAATTCTCTTCAAAATTGCGTCTGCTGCATTTATAGTCGCCAGACAATAAATTATACCCTTTTTGCCTATAATGCGCTCACAGGGGCTGAAAATAGCCCGAGGGGAAAGATTTGACTGAAAGAAGCCCTCTGCGATATTTCACAACATTACATTTTAGCCTTTCCAGCCCCGTGAACGATTTGATAGGCGAAACGCCAGTTGCGGCAAGTATGGAAAGCCGCATCTTTGCCCGTTGGCTCAAGCGAGTAATCTTGTAGCCGTTGTATCTCTATTTGCTCAGCATCATCTATTACTATGTGCGTGCCGCGCCAGTCATATTCTATTGTGCTGCCCTGTTTGTATCGGAAAGCGAGGTGCAGATTGTCGCGCCAGACAAATGGCTCGGTAACTCCGCAGAGGTAGTAATAGTCGGCGGGGGCTTCGTTTAGTTTCACTTGCCACACGCCAGTAATCCCAGCGCGAAAATAGTTGCTATAACTACCCAGCAAGCACCGCGCACAATGTACGGACAAGTCAAAGCCCGTTACATATTTCAGCCATAGATAGCGGAAACCGCCTTTGGTTGTAAAACTTCTAATTATCGGCGTGCCTGTTTTCATATGATTGCCTTATTTCGTTTTGTAGCCCGTACCTGCGCCCGTTAGGGAGTGGCAAGTTGAATTCAAATTCAAGGGCGTGGGTAGTGGTGTCTTTGTCCACCCGTTCTTCTTTGGTGGCTATCAGTTCAAAAGCCTGCGAGTTAAAATGCACCTCATAATCCCCGCCGATTGTCTGGCCTATCTTTTCTATATCTTCTTTCGTGTGGA